CCTTGGATCGCGTGAGCCAAACCAGCCTTGGGCCTCATCGACCACGATGATTGCGTCAGCGGGAAGCTCGAACCACTTCTCCGGGTCTTCAAACTCGAACCAGCTCGCCTTGAGCTGTTCGGGTTTAAGGCCGTTGATGTTGTGGTAGTAGACGACGCGCCCTTGGGCATGGGCGCTCTGATCAACTTCGCGGATCGTGTTGAGGGTCTTGCCGTGCCCCGGCTTACCCGTGCGGATGATAAGCATGGGATCAGGCCGTGAAGTTACTGATGTTGCCGAGCTTGGTACGGCGGTCGGCAAGCTTGTCGATGCCGGTCAGCACCATCCGAGTGGTGATCGCGGCGAAGTACATGTTCAGCGCTACATCAATCTTCGCCAGCCCCAGGATCAGCTGAATAGACTGAGCGACGTTGCCCATGTTGGCGAGCATGTAATCCTTGGCTTCACCGATCACGAAGTTGATGCCGAGGTAGCTGACCATGCCGATGCCAAGCACCCGCAAGACCATCATCACCAGCGGTTTGACGATCATCACGGCCAGCATGGCAAGGTAGTAAAAGTGCATCAGGCACCTCCAAAGGCGCGACCGACATAGACGGCGCAGAACATTGCGGTGAATGCCACGATCAGCCAGGACATGTCCGTAGCCGCTCGGCAGAGGGGTTCGTACTTGATTTGCAGGGTGCGGCCACCGCTTGAGCGCAGGTTCATAGCCTCGGGCGAAGGGCAACCTGACGGCAGGAAGCGCCCGGCGCTGTTGATGAAGCTTGGCGCGTTGACCTCGGCTTCTTTCAGCTCGAACTGTTCACCCTCGAACAGCCCCTCGATATCGCTTTTCTTCTTGGTAAAGTCGGCCTGTTCTTCGGCATTGCAGCGCATCTGCTTTTGTTGCTTGAGGATGGCGCACTGGACCGCATCGCCCTTGCAGCTGATTTCGGCGTCGCAGGCTTCTCCGGTTACACCGGGCTTGATGCACTTATCCGGATCGGTGGCCGGGTCGCACTCAGCCTCGCCTTCGCCTTCCCCGTCGCCCTCACCAGTGCCATCGCCTTCACCGTCTCCCTCGCCGCTGCCTTCTCCATCCCCTGAGCCATCACCGTCACCGCTTCCATCACCCTCGTCAGAGCCGTCACCATCCCCGTCGCCATCGCCTGGATCTTCCGGATCGGTTGGGTCTTCCGGGTCGGGATTTTCAGCGTCATCGCAACCGCCTACTTCGACGTCTGGATCGCAGGGCTTTGGGGGTTCCTTGCTGCAGAACGTGCCGTTCCAGACGTAGCCGTCAGGACAGGCGTTGTCGGGATCGGGCGTTGGAGTGTCGTCGGGATTGGTGGTGTCGCTTGCACCAGCAGGCGCGGTGCGAGTGGGTTCGCCACCGGTACATTCAAGCCCGGCGCTTTTGTATTCGTAGGAGCCGAACACACCGGGCGGGTTGCCGCTGGTGTAGGCGTATACGTTGGTCGGCGCGGTGAAGGCCCAGGTGTACTGGCAGCTATTGGCGCAGACGCTGCCTGGAGGTTCGGTCGAGGGCTGGCCAACCGCAGCTTTGATCAGGTGCTGATGAAGAATGGTTTGGCCGTTGGTGGCTTCGCAGGCATTGGGCGGCGCAATGCATTTGCCAGTCGAAGCATCGTATTCGGCGCCAGTCGGGCAAGCAGAGCCAAATCTCGATACTGACTTAGCGCCAACATAAGCATTGTCAGCCTTACGATAGAGATAAAACGTCCACGACGACTCCGCTTTAGTTTTTGCCTTAGCGTACCTATCAGGCGAGAAATCGGCTAAATACGCATCGACCGCCAATTGGGGCGAAGAAAAACGCTCGCCGTCGATAGTGTGAACCCAATAGTAATCTTCAGCCTTAACGTCCTGGGACCAGACCAAACAAAGCAGCAAAAAGAACGCAGTAAACCTAGCCTCCCGAAAAAACGATTTAAAAATAAAAAGATCCATCTTCACACCCGCCCAAAAAACACGAGATAGAACGCCAGGGTGGTCAGGATCAGGACGTACAGTTGGTAGCTCATTGGCGTTCCCTCGGAAGTGAAACCCCGCCGGAGCGGGGTTTGTTTGCTTCGGCACGTGCGGTGCGCAACCCCGGCTTACAGGGCGCGGCGCATGTACTTGAACGCCATGGCGGCGATGATCACGGCGAACACGGCCCAGCCGATGGTGCCGACATCAGTGCCAGCCTCATCCAGTGCGCCGGTTGCTTCAGGGGGAACGGCTGCGTACACGGTGCCAGCCAGCGTGGAAAGCGCGGCAGCCGCGCCAACGCCGATTTTCTTGATGAAGTGCTTGTTCAGTTGCATGGGTGATACCTCACTGTTTCAGGACTTTTTTGAGGACCAGAAAACCGAATACGGTGGCAAAGAGCACGATGGCTTCTGCCTGGAGTTCGGAGACCTGTTCCCAGGACAGTGCAGCGCCGTAGAGGCTCTGCATTTCCCCGACCGTGAGCGCGACCAGCGACCCGGAGCAGACAGGCGTACCGTCAGCGCCTTGCAGCCAGTCACCGTCACAGGCGAGGAAATTCATGCACCGGCCTCGAGGAGGTCGGCGGCTTGTTCGAGGGGTTCGCAGTCGGGGCAGACGGCGAAATGGGGCGGCAACCTCAGATCGGGCAGCAGATCGCTTTGCGGTGCGGGCAGGCTCATGAGCTTGCCCATGTCGTTGCCGCAGCAGTCGCAGATAACGCGGTCACCGATCAGCATGGTCCGCCCCTCCCGTTAGTTGGCTTTAGCCGGATCGGCTGGCTTGGCCGGGTTCGGCTGAGCAGCGGCACGGTTCGGCTCGGTGCCGTTACGTGGCTTCACCGCTTCCAGTTGCAGGGCTAGGTTCTTGCCCTTGTTCTGGCCGCCACGGGCAATCTCGAAGTGGATGCGCACCAGTTGCAGCGGCTCGAACTGGGCNCCGGCTGCGAAGATTTCATCAGCTACTTCGTCCGCTGCTGCCATGCCGATGATGGAAAGGCCGTGCTCGGTCTTGCCGTCTGGTTCGTCGCCGTAGAAGACCTTGATGTACTTCTGGCCGGCTTCACCGTCGAAGCGTTGAGTGCCGAGAAATGCAACTTCCATAGTCGAACGTGCCATCTGTGTTTCCTCTTTCTAATTGCGCTTTATTGCGCTGCTTTGCTTTCTGCAGGCCGAGCGATCCCGAGCAGACGAACTTTTAAAATTCGCCACTGCTGGTTTGTTACTTGGCCTACTGGTTAAAACTTCGCGTTGCGGTTGCCTGTTAGTTGGTTAACACCAAGGGCTTTGCCCTTGTCATCCCACTCTTGCCGCCGAGGGCTCAGGAGCGCGGGGAGAAAAGCATTCCCCACACTCCCGAGCGGAGGCTGTTTCGGTTCGTGCCGGGTCAAGGGTGCGCTCCGCCCGTGCTTCCGTTCGCCGGATCGGTGAAGCGTGATCCGACGAGCCGGGAGCGCGGCCCTGGACCTGTTGGGCCTCAGTGTCGGTTGTTGTCGCGGGAGCGCTGTCGGGCTTGGCTCCGTCGCGGTACTCGCTGATCTTCATCGCCAGCCAGGGGAAGGCGAACATCACCACCGCGAGCAACGCGATGGGCAGATAGACGCGCCAGAAGAAGTCAGCCTGTTGATCTTGATTAACCAAGGCTCAGGCCTCCAGCTCGAATGGTTCGTGGATCGGCACATAGGGCGTTGGTTTGCCGGTATCGAGCACAACGCTCCAATACTTCGGCGGTCGGTCGGGTGGCGTGTGTTTCTCGCAGGTAGAGGCCGGTATCACCGCCCATTCCGAGGCGAGGACTGTCCAGACACCAGCGATCTTGCCCATGCGGGTTGTGCGAATCGGCTGCACAGACGCGGGGCGGCATTGGGCGCAGGGTGTGGACCGGGAGCGAGCGGGTTTCGCCACTTCGCGTCGGGACCAGCAGACAGAGCAGTCGCAGTTCTCGGGGTGCGGCAGGCGCATATAGGTCGACAGGCTCATACGTCATCCCCTCGGCTGGCTTTCCGTAGACGGCGCGGATCATGTGTCCCACTCCTTTTCCATAAGCTGCTTGGTCAGGAGCACCACGTTGACCATCACGTATTTGCCGACCTTGTGAGACGGGATGTAGCCGTTGCGAATCCAGCCCCACACCACGTCGTGCTCGTCAGCCATGCGTATCCAGTCCGCGAACTGACGCCACGGCATCACTGGCGGCGCGTTGTGGAGGTCTATCGGCGGTAGGTTTCCTTCCATGTCCTTGGCCTTTGTTGCACTATGTTGGTCTATAACAGACGCTATATTTCGCTTAGTAGCATTTACTCACGGCGCCAGTATGCCATAGTTGCTACTCAGTACAATCTACTTAGTAGATCATTTCGGAATGATAAAAGACCGGCTTATAAGCCTTTTCAACAAGGAAAGAACTAGCGTTTGGTTCGAGAGGGAAACCGGCATCGACCGATATCGCTGGGGAAATATCCGTAACGACAAGGCTCGCATTTCGGATGCCGAAATCGACGCAGTCGTGAAGCTATTTCCGCAATATGCGCTTTGGATCGCCAGCGGCCAAATTGCGCCCGAGTGCGGACAAGTCAGCCCGGAGTACGACGAGGCCAACCGAAACTTGCCCAGTCAGGACGCGGGATAG